TTAGGGGATTTTGGGAGGTTTTGCAAAGGTCTCAATGTAATGCTTGCGCCCGGTCACGATGCACCACAGGCTGAACAACTGCGTCACCAAGGTGGATTTGCCCTCGCCACGCGGCGCACCGATGGCATCCGGCTCGCCCTTGTCCGAGCGCAGCATTTCAGGCAGCCTGTGGAACAAATAGCGGTGCAGTTGCGACTGCTCCGGTGCCCGTACATAATGCGGGAAATAGGTATGCACGAAATATTCGTAACCGCCGGCCGCGTCCAGCACCTTGGCACGCCGTGCCGCCACTGCCGCCGGAGCCGGGTCGAAACCCGCCACCTCCGCTTCGATGGTGCGCCGCAGCTGGTCAGACAAAGCGGTTAATCTCTTAAAAAAATCTTTATTTTTCATCGGATCACGTGTTGAAACTGTCCATCAATTTGCCGACGGCGGCAAATTGATAATCGGCCACCTTGGGGCGGTACCGGCTTGGATTGGTAATTAACCAAACCGCTTCTCCACCTCCGCCCCAAACGGCTCCAGCACATCGGCCAGCACGACCAAATGTTTGGGGTGGCGTTCCGCCACAAAAGCTGCCAGCATCTCCAAAACCTGCAAAGCCGTGGCCAGCGAGCTCGTTTCCGGCAGGATCTTGGCATTGGCCGCCACCGTCTTGTTAAACGCATCGGCCAGGCTGGACAAGAGCTTCACCTTTTCCAAAGGCGCCAAATCCGCATCCGCCTGCAACAACTCCATGGTATGGTTGTATTGCTGCAAAAAGCCCGCCATCATCGCCCGGCCCAGCTCTTCAATACTGCCGCCCGCCAAGGTATAGGCTGCCCGCAGCTTGTCCCAGTCGTCGCCGCGCGCCTTGGCCTGCTCGCGCCAACGCCGCGCCGTACCTTGGGTAATGCCGCACATCAAAGCCGCCGTTTCCAGCGTCTGGCCGCCGCCCACATACAGCTGCCGCAGCTTGTCGCGCGTCTCTTGCGGGTGTGCCATATCACAGTCCCAGCTTGGCCCGGATCAGCAGCACGCCGGTGGTGACAATACCGCCCATCACCCCGCCGCTGGCCGCCCCCGCCATAATCGCCGTGCGGCGGCAGTCCGCATGGATTTCCTGCAATTGCGCATCCATGCGCTGCTGGTTGTGCAAAGCCTCGTCCTGCTTGGCCTCAATGCGCGCCAGCGCTTCCAAAATCGGATCTTTCTGCATTTACTTGTCTGCCTTTCTCTCAGCCAGTTTGTCGATCTTCTCTTCAATGCGTTCCAGCGCCCGGCCGATATTTTCCCGGTCCGAATGTGCCTCCGCCTTGGTTTTATAGTCCAGCTTCACCTGGTACAACTCCCGCTGCAAATCGTCGCAACGCCGGTCCGCATCTTTCAGGCGTCCGCTCAAACCGTTCACCCAAAACCAAAACGCCGCCGCGGCCACACCCCACAGCGTTTTAAAGCCGAATTCAAAATCCATGTCCGTCTTCCTCCAGCAACACCCGGCAGGACCGGCCCGCACCGTCGCGGCCTTCCACACGCAAACACCAACGTGGTCCGGTTTCATCCACCGCAAACCGCGCCGCCAAGGCCTGCCGCAAAGCCGCGCATTGCTGTGTCCGTGCCTCCTTGCCGGAAGCCACCACAAACACCGCACCCATATCCTCGTCCAACACCAGCCGGTAAGGCCAGGCCGTGGCCGACAAACAGCGTGCCACCGCCAAGACCAAGCCTTCCTGTTCGCGGGCACGCGCCAATTTAAGTTCCACACCCGTCTGCCACACGGCCAAACGTCTTTGCACCAACTCGCGGTAACACAGGCTACTCATGCCCCGCCGCCCCTTGGTACCAATCGCGCCAACCCTGCGTTTGCGCTTCCAAGCGGCCCACATAAGCCCCGTAGGCCGCCGCATGCTCGAGCAAATTCCTCGGGCTGCCTGAAAGCGGCGGTGCCGGACGCGTATGCGTCAGCAGCAATCCGCCCGGTACCGGCGGCAGCGTCGGCATGGCCACCGTATGCACCGGTGCTTCAATAGCCGAGTGCGCGCTGGTAGAGGTGCAGGCTGTCAGGCCCCAAGCCAGGGCGGCAATCACCGCCGTTTTGAGCATCACCGTGTACCGCATCCGCAATCTCCTTTTTAATCTGCGCCGCCTGTGCATCCAAACGGCGCGTGGTTTCCGCCAGCTTGCTGCTTTGCACTTGGGCAAAGTCATACCAGCGCTGCTTTTCCGCCGCGGCCTCGGCCAGCTTGGCGGCATAGGCTTCCTCCGCCGCCAAACGCTGTGCCTGCCATGCCGCCTGTTGGGTGGCAGCCGCCAAACGTGCCGCCGTATCGGCTTGGCGGTATCCGGCACGGTAAGCACCCAAGCCCACCACCAACGCCAGCCACAACGGCCACAAACGCCACACCCACACCATTGCCTTATTCCTCATGTTTGTGCTCCCGGCGGATTTCCGCCAACTGCGGCACAGCCGCAATACCGCGCTTGATCAGCGCATAGCCGCCCACCATCGCCCCATAAGCCCACCACAACCACTCCGGCGCATCGGCCTGCGTCACAAATTTATAGGTCATCGCCGCCGCGGCCACATTGGCCCACAGCTTGGTATGGCTCGCCTGACCGGTTTGCGGGTTGCCCAGCAAACCGGCCAGCCAGTGCATCAGCACCCGCACCGCTCAAGCCTCGTTGCGGCTGTAACCGCCCGTATGCTTCAATACCGGCAGCGCATAACGGCGCTGGTCCGGCACCGCACGGCGTCCCGCCACACCCGGCCACACATAGGCCAGCGCCCGCGCACGCGGAAAACGCGCCACCGAAACCTGATTGCCCTGGTTGCCGCCCAAAACCAGCAAATCGCCGCTCTCGGTCTGGCCCACCACAAAACCCACATGGCCGCCGCCTTTGCGTCCGAATACCACCACACAGCCGTAAGCCGGTTTGCTCAAACGCATACCCGCGTCCGTCCACGCCAGCGCTCGATACCAATGCTGCGGCACCGTACGCCCCGCCACCCGGCAGCAATGCGCCACAAAAGTGCCGCACCACGGCGTTTCATCGTCACGCCACCACGCCTTCAGCGCCATCAGCCATTGCACAATCACCGGATTGTGCTGCTTGCCCGGCACCTCCGCCAAACCGATATGGCGGCGTGCTTCCGCCACCCACGGCAACTCTTTTGTTTGAGCCATAAAAAAATCCCAGTGTTTAAACTGGGATTAAGTGTGCTGTAAAAGCGTGTTTAAAACGGTTTGAACGGCTTCAGAGGCCATGCCCAAGGCGGCCAGCTTTTTCAGGCGCTCGCGCACATTGGAGGGCGCCAGACCCAAGAGGCGGGCGATTTCGGCCTGGTTCAAACCCGGCGCCTGATAGTGCGGCAGTTTTTTCAGATCGGGGCGGTTCGATGCAAAAGGCAGTGCAAGTATTTTTTAAGGCGTATCACTGCCATGGGCACCGACACGGGTTGTCAGATACGAACTTAGGGCAAGATGATGGGGTTGTGGGTCCGCCAGCGATTGTTCCAGTAACAGCTCAATCTTGTTCAGTGCATTTTGACGGGCTTTTTCAGTTTTGTAACCGGTATATTTTTGAATCAGGTGATCAGCTTGTACCGCATAGTAATGAGTACATAAAATCCGCATCATCTCATCGGCCATTATTTCTCCGTTATCGTGATAGACAAGCAACAGGCCGGCTTTTTTGTCAATCAGCTTTATTCGGGATTCCATGGTACCTGCCGATTTACTGTTGAGAACAATAACCACTGATTCATATAAAATTTCCAAGTCACGGTCCTCGGGCGATAACATCCCCCTCTCATTGCGGTGTTGATTCAGTATAGCCAACCATTTTTTTGCCTCGCCGATCAGTTCTATTTTTCGGTCAATGAAACTGTCCCAATCAACGATGGACGTATCAGTGTCGGCCTGCCCGGTAGGTTCCGGCTGATTCGCAATAGCCGTATCAGCAGCTAGGCGTTGCCTTTTGCGCCCAATAACCGCCTTACCTTCCAAGTGACGTTTGCGCAGCTCCTGAAAAAGTACAATCACACCGAAAAACACAAAAATAAGGATAAACCAAGTCATGCCGTCAGCCCAAAAAATACCAAACCCCGCCACAACGGCGGGGTTTGATATTAACGCAATTTAACGCTTTCAGGTAGCCTGCGGGCCTCAAAACAAACTGTCCTGCACATCGGCCACCGCCGTTTTGTCCGTCTGTTTCAGAATATCCCAGATGGTGCGGTCGGTCAGGTGGTGGGCACCGGCCAGATTCTGCACCGCCCAAAAAGCCGTCATGCCGTCTTTTTGCGTCAGCTCGTCAAACTGGCGGCGGATTTTGCGGTGGCGCAACTCCCGCACCGCACGGTCGCACTTGGGCATCCACAGCCGCTGTTGGTGGCCGAAAGCCTCGCACAGCTTGTCTGCCGCTGCTTCGCCCACCACCTCTGCCAGTGCCGCGTGAGTGGCTTGTCCTGCCTTTTTCACATTGCGCGAGACCGGAAACGTAGTGCCGCCATAGGCTTTCAAAAGCGCCAACACTGCTTCCGCACCCACCAGCGTCACCATCGCCATCACACTTTCCGGCAGCAGGTGGCGCACCCCTTCAAAATCCTGCTCGTCGTATTCCTCAAACATGGTCCGCCTCCTTTTTGCGTCGGGCGTAGATTTGCAAGGCCGCCACCAGCTTGTGCAAATCGCTGTCGTTCAGCCACTGCACCCGGTCCACCCCAAACATACGCTTGGCCATGGCATGGGCGTAGTTCCACGGCAAATCATTGTCCAAGAGCAGGGCATTCACCTTGCGCAGCATGGCTTGGATGCTGTCGCGTCCCGGCGGCGGTGTGCGCACCTGCGCGGCAAAGCCTTGGCGCTGCATGGCCGCCAGCACTTGTTCCAGCTCGCGCATATTCATTTGGGCGCACGAGTCTTTGCCCGTTTCCCGCTTCAGCAAAGCGCGGTAGGTCTCGTCGTCCAAGCCCAGCTGCGCCTTGCCGATATGGATTTTGGCCTTGAGGCCGTTTAAATTCTGTTTCTGTTGTCGCATTGTGGCGCCCCCGTGTTAAAATAATGCTTGTCCAATTTGTAGTTAGAGGCCGCCGCATGCATCCCGTGCGGTGGTATTTTTTTGCCAGTAAAGCGCAAACGGGAGCGGGCTGGAATACAACCCGCTCGGATTTGCGTTTTTGTGGAAATGACACTTTTACACCATGTGTAAATTGGCCATCGGGTAGGTCGGCTCTCCGAGCCGACTTTAATCGGACACGTCGGCTCGGAGAGCCGACCTACGGCAGCGCTTAGCGCACCGCGTCTTTCAAGGTCTTACCGGCCTTAAATTTCACCGTGCGTCCGGCGGCAATGGTGATGCTCTCGCCCGTGGCCGGATTGCGGCCTTGGCGTTCCGCACGCTCGGCCACCGAGAAGGTGCCGAAGCCCACCAGGGCCACGTCTTCGCCCTTGGCCAAGGCATCGGTAACTACGGCTTCCAACGCATCCAGCGCGGTTTTTGCCTGTTTCTTGTCCAAGCCCGGCCAAGCGGCCATTTTTTCGATCAGTTCGGTTTTATTCATGTTTTTAACTCCTGTTTAAAATGGGCGGAAGCGCCGCCCGCGCATATCGCTTCACACCCCCGCCAAATCCGGATCGGTCGGCTCCACCACAAAATCTTCCACTCCGCTCACAATGCGGATGCCCGGCACCTGGCCTTCGGCAAACAGCTCCGCTTCATTGAGAATGGCGTCTTTATTGATTTCCTCCTTGGTACGCACAAAACGCGCCAAAGCGGTTTTCTCTTTCAGGTAGCCCAATACCGCCGCCACCCCGGTCACCTTTACGCTGGGCGGTGCCACCCGCCATTTCACCAGCCCGGTGACAAAATCCACCGTCTTGGTCTTGCCTTGCTGCGTCAATTCGCCACGGTTGGCTTCGCAAAAAGCCTGCACGCTGGCGGTCAGCGCTTGGATTTCCGCCTCGTGCGGTGCCGCGAGGTCGCGGTATTGCTGCTCGAGCTCGGCTTTCTTGTCGCCCATCTCGGCCGACAAACGTTTGACCTCGCGGGTCAGATCGCCGATACGGCGGATATGCGCCGCCGCTTCGGCCTTGTCTTGCGCGGCTACCACTAGGGCGGTGGTTTTCACACGGGTTTTACTGCTTTTGGCCATGTCTGGCTCCTTTCTTCTGTGCAATGTCCTGAATGGACTGTTTGATTTTCTGTAAATTCTCTTGCGCCCGTGCCCGCTCTACCGGGGTGAGGGTGCGGTCGTATGCCAATTGCGGCAGCGGCGGACGCTTGGGCAGGCGCTCAATCAGCATTTTCGGCGGTGGCCAACGCTCGGCGTCTAAGGCCAGCTGCGCAAAGGCGGCGGTGATACGTCCGGCATCCTGCTGTTTGTCCCAGTCGATCGGCAGGGCGGCCATGGCTTCCAACCACACCGCAGCGGTCAGCTTGATGCCTTCCTCGGGTGGCGCACCTTGCAGGCGCAAGGCCACCAGCTTCTGCAAACCGCGCAACACCTCTTGCTGTACAAACGCGGGCAGGGGCTTAGGTGCTCGGGTCATGGATTTGCACCATCATTTCTTCCAGTGCCGCCACCGCGCCCACGGTTTTGCTGGCCGGTGCGGCAGCGGGTCTATCCGCCATCGGCACGGTTGTCGGCACCGGCACTGTCCCGCCTTGTCCCCGCCATTGGCTGATCACTTCCAACAGGTAGCCGTGGGACTTGAGCGGGGTTTTCAACCGTCCGGTATCGCGGGCGGCCAACACCTCGCTAAAGGCATAGGCCCAAGCGGCGGGCGGAGCGGCATAGGTTTTGCCGTCGCGTTGGATGTGCCCGGCCTGCATCATCGGCAGCAGCTCCGCCATCAGCGTGGCCATGCGTGCCTGCGACAGCGCCGATTTTTCCGGCCGGAACAGACCGAGGTAACGCACCAAACCGGTGCTCATCGGCCCGCCGATTTGCGCCACCGCCCATAAAGACTGTCGCGCCTCCTCATGGGCAAACAGCGCGTCCAAGCTGTTTTCGGCACCGCAGCAGGGGCAGCGGGTTTTCATGATGCCGCCTCCATCGCCACAAACCGGTTCACAAATGCCACCACCGCCAGCATCTGCTTTCGGCTCAGCTTCAACTCGTTGCGGCCCCCGGCCTTCACAATCACAAACGTCCCGTCCGCAAAACCGCCGATATTGATGTCTTCCGCCCAGTAAGGCTTTTCGTCGGCATTGGCCTGCAAGCTCAGCACCGGCACCGCCACCATTTCTTCCGGCTGCGGCTGGTCTTCCGCCAAAGGCACCGTCCCACCCACTTCCCAGCGGTACAGGGTATGGCCCTGACGCAATTGCGTCCCTATCATCCCCAACTCCTCCATACGATAGAGCGCATCGGTCAACAGCTTGCCCTTAATGCCGCTTTCCTCGGCCAAGGCTTCCAGCGTCCGCCCGCCTTGGCCGCGCATCAGCTCGCTCAGCGTGTGGACGGCTTCATTCAGTTTCATATTGCTACCCTTATTTATCAATAAGTTACAAAAACCAACAGGCAAAATTTTTTACCGCTCCCCATTTCAGGTAGCCTGTTCCCGTGCCCGTTCTTCCTCGCGTTGCCTCCGTTCCGCTTCGGCCAGGAATACATCCATATTGCTCAAGCGCGGCCCGTAATCCTGTTGTTGCGCCCGCAGCCGCGGCCTGCGTTGCAGCCAGCCCACATTGGCCGGATTCATGCCCGGCATGCTTCGTTTTTTCATAACACTCTCCTTATTCGCCCAGAGGCTCGAATACCACCGCCCGCATGAGCTCATCTTCGCTCATGCCGCCATAGATTGCCTGCCAGGCGGCATCGGCTTCGCGCAAATCCGCCTCGCGGCTGCTTTCTGTCGGTTGCGGCACCAAGGCGGCTGCCGGTTGCGGCGCACAGCCCACCGGATACCAGCCCAACAGCAAAGCCAGCGGCACCGCCAACAGCCAAAACACCAAGCGTGTTCTAATCACCGTCCACATCGCACACCTCCTTAATGGATCAGCATCTCGGCAAACGCACGCACCATGGCCGCATCCGCCGCTTTGTGGTTCATCCGCGCCAGCCGCACTACACCGCGTGCCAGCTTGTCCAAACGGCGGGCATTGCCGCATGCGGCCTCAACCAGAGCCGCCACCGTATCCGCATCCGGCTCCGGCAAAGCCTCACGGGCAATCATGGCCAAATCGGCATCCGGCACCGTATCGCCCAAGTCCAGGCGGAACGCCACCCGGCTGTACAGCTGCTTCAGTTCGCCGTTTTTGCCGCGCAGATTCACCAGCAGACGCGGCATACCCGCCAACACCAAACCCACACCCGCCTTATCGTGTACCCGGCGCAAACACTCCAAAGCCCGCAAAGGCAGGTTTTCCGCCTCGTCCACCAAAATAATGCGCCCGCTGTCTTTCAAACGGCCCACCACCGCTTCCATCAGCTCGCTCAAATTGCCGCGGCCGTCCGCACCCAACATCTGCGCCAGCTTCTGCAACAACACCTTGGCCGTATAAGTCGGATCCGTATCCAACAGCAACGCATCCGGGTTGTCCGCCCGATAAGCCGCCAAAGCCCGCGTCTTGCCCAAACCCGCCTGACCGTACAAAACCACCGTCTCGCCCTCCAAATGCGCCAGCCGCAACATATCGCGCACCCGCTTGGCCGTAGTCGTGTACACATAGGGCACGGCCAGCTTCTTGTCTGCCGCCTTCTCTCGCTGCTTCTGCAAAAACGCGCCCACCGCACGGTCCACCGCCGCCACATCACCCTTGTATTTGCCTTGCAGATACTGGTTCACCACCGCCGGAGTTACCCCGATGGCACGGGCCACCGCAGATTGCGTACTCCCGCTCGCACTGATATAGTCTTGCAAATCCTGTTTCATCTAAATTTCCTTTCTGGTTGAAACCCCGCCTTTCAAAGCGGATAACTCAATTAGGGGATAATCTCTCTCAATTCAGGGCAACGCTTGGAACCTCGCTTTAGGTGGTGCTCTGTGTGTTGAAACATACTCATTTTTAAAGTCCTTTAAAAAAGGGGTTTCAGGGTTCAGGCAGCCTGCGTCACCGGGCTGCCTTCTTATTTGCTGGCCTTCCAACACGGAATGAGACAAGGCGGCAAGCCGCAGACAGTACAAGTAGTACGGCCGGGCGCGGCCAACACCGTATCATTTCGTGTTGGGAGGTCAGCCGCCGTGTTCGCGCTCCCACGCCTCACGATCCGATTCAAACAAAAACAACGGTTTTTCCCGTGCCACCGGCACCGCCTCCGCCGCGCCGTTGCCCACCAGCAAACCGAAATCCGGTTGCTGTTCGATGGCCGGACGGGCTTCCGCCTCCGCCAGGCGGATGGTGTTTTGTGCCCGTTTCACCCGGCCTGCCATCCGTTGCGCCGCCAAACGGTCGCGCACCGTCAGCGGGAAAGCATCGCGCTTGTTGCCGTCCAGCGCCGCCTTGCACACAAACGCACCCGCCATGTCGTACACATACACCGCAGAAGCATCGTCATAGTCATAGGCCACCCGCACCGATTCACCGTGGTGCTCCGCCAAATCCACCGCAAAATAACGGTTGGTAAACAACTCCACCTCACCGCGGAACACCTTGCGCACCTCCTGCGGTCTAAACAGCGTTTCCATCTCCTGCGGTGCCAAATAGTCCGCAATCAGGTTTTCCTGCGCCATACGGTAATCGCGGTACTCCAAAGGCGAAAACCGCGTCCCGTCCGCTTTTTTCGGCAACTCGCCGTGCGGACGGCGGTTATAGTCCGCAATACAGCGCATCACATCCGCCTGAAATTGTGCCCATCCCGGCAACTTCGCCCGATAGCGCCGTTGCTCCGCCGTCAACTCCTTGCCCTTGTCCGCAGCCTTAAAAGCACTCTCCAGCTTGCGGTAAATCAGGTTTTGCGTACTGCTGTCCATGCCCGCACCCGTAAACGTCTCGTAATCCCGCGCCAGCTTGATCAGGTTGTCCTTCCACCACCGCTCGATAATCCCCCGGCCTTGCGGATTGCCCGGCAAGCCCGTCTCATGGTGTATCCCCAAGCGTGCCGCCAAACCCGTAATCTCATGGTCTATCGTCTTGCCCGTCTGCCCCGCACCGTTGTCCGAGTAGTACATCAGCGGCACCCCGTTGTGCTTGATACCGATACGCAACGCATCCGCCACCGCCACACAACTCTCCGCCAAGCTAAAGCTGAAACCCACCACCATGCGCGTACATCCGTCGATAATCACCGTCACCTCCGGTTTGAACGGCTGGCCGTGTATCGGGTGTTGCACCTTTGCCTTAAAGCTGTGGCCGTCACCAATCCACACATCGTTCGGTCGCAGTGCATCCCAATTGCGGCGCACAAACGGCAGCAGACCCTTATAAGCCGCACCCGTACGGCGGCCGCGCTCCTGCATAATCACCGGCATCTTGCGCCACACCCGCCGCACCTGATCCAGCGTCGGCAAATCCGCCTCCGGCCGGGTCGCCGACCACCACTGTGCAAACTGCGCATAACTGTGTGCCAGCTTCGGCGCACTCGGACGGCAATGGAAACCCATAAAATCTGCCAGCCACTCAATCCGCATCACCGGCACCTCCGTTTTCGTCGGCTTCGGTGCCAAGGCCGCCAAACGCTCGTTCGGCGTCTTCGCCCGGCGGTAGTCCGCCACCCAACCCATCAGCGAGCGCACACTCAAACCCCGTTGTCCGTTTGGCCGTGCATTGGCCACCGGCACATAACGCAGCAAAGCCTCCGGCAACGTGCCGCATTCGATCTGCTGCACCACATACACCGCCGCCGCCTTCACACCCAAACCCGCCACCTGGTGCATCTTCAACACCTCGCACACCAAAGCCATACGCGCATGGGCACAATCGCGCTGCTTGTCCGTCAGACCCAAGGCATAATCGTCAATCGCCGGCCCCGGCTGCCGCAAACGCGGTTTCGCCACCGCCTTGGCACGGCTGCCCGGCAACGGCACCGGCGCTGCCTGCGCCAGCAAAACCGCCGCTCTTTGCTCGGCAATGGCTGCCTGAATATCCGCGGGCAAACCCTTAACCGCATACTCCACACCGCCGCCTCTGCCTTGGCGCTTACGGCAGGGCCAGTTTTCACGACGCGCCTTATCAATAATGTTCTTGACGGCTTTCGGCAGTTCCGGAACACCCAGTGCGGCCAATTCTTTTGCATTCAAATAATCACTCATCGTCGGCCCCGCCAAACCACAGCTCCGGCGTTTCCGCCTTTTTCACGTTTTCCCGTTGGTAGGCCAGCAGTGACAACACCTGTGTCAGCGCCGCAATCGTTTCTTCCACACCGTTGCCGTCCTCATGCCAGCGTGCCAACAGGGCAATCGCCGCCGCCGTCTGGCTCTGCACCCGCGCCACATCGGCGGTCTTGCCCTTGCGGCCGCGCGGAATATCGATCACCACCTTGTCACCGTGCATCACACACAGGTATTCGCTGATAAAACGACAGCCCGCCAAGGCTTCAAACTGCGCCACCCGGTTCAGCGGCATGGTGTTGTCCAGCAGCCAGCGGTAATAGGTTTTCAGTTCCACACCCATCAAATCGGCCATCACTTTCGAGGGCAGACGGCGTTCCTTGGCGTAACGCTTGGTCAGCGCAATGGCATGATCCAGCGAAGTGGCTTTGGCTTGGCGGATATTTCTCATCATGACAAAAAGCTCATCGGGATTTTTAAAACGTGATTTTTCAGCCTGTATCGCCTACAATTCAGGCCACGGCTTGAGACAGCACCGGTTTGTGGTTGCGTGCCGCGTAACGTTGCGGCCAAATATCCTCCGGTTTCAGTCCCAAAGCTTGGGCAATCACACGCTCGCTCTTCGGATAAGGTCTCACCAGAGCACCATATAAAGTTGTCGGGTGGACTTTGACTTCTGCCGCCAACGAGCGTACCGACCAGCCCGCCTTTTTCAGCGCAGCAATAATGTCCGCGCGGTGCCAGTCTTCCGGCACCACCGGTTGAACTGTTGCTGTAATTTTTTTCAT